GGGGTCGACTGGCCCGCCCCCGGCGGCACCATCGACGTACCCGACGACGAGGCCGCCACGCTGATCGCGCTCGGCCACGCCCAGGCCGATGGCGTCGAGGTCCCGGCCGATGCGATCGACCGCACCACCAAGGGCCGCAAGGCCACCAACGACCCGGCCTGATCGTGTCCACCACGTCGCCCTACTTCGTTCCGAACAACGACCGGCCGACGTGGCCCACGATCGACGAAGCCACCCGGTGGGCCAGCTCGATCAACAGCTACCCCGGGCTCGCCGGCGGGGCCGGGTCGGTCAACGTCGAGAACCTGCAGCTCTGCCTCGACGCCGCCATTGAGCGAGTGTCGAAGCTGACCCACATCCAGGTGCGGCCGGTCGACTCGGCCGGCGCCGTGGACCCGCTCGGCACCCCAGTGGAGATCCCGGCCGACGTGAAGCTGGCCACCATCATGCTGGCCGTGCGGGTGGCCCGCCGGGCCTCGACCCCCGACGGGATCGCCGGGGCCAGTGAGATCGGCGGCATCATCCGCACGACGTCGCGAGACCCCGACATCGAAACGCTGCTCGAGCTGTGGCTGGAGCTGGCCTGGTGATGCCGACCCTGCGGGAGTGGCGGCACATCCTGGCCGCCGCCGCCTCCGGCGCCCTGAGCGTCACCGAGCTGGGCCACCGGTTCCCCGCCGACCCGTTCAGCCCGGCCCGGCCCGAGATCCTGCCGTGCCTGCTGATCCAGCAGGGCGGCTCCGGTGGTGACTACGTCGAGGACGTCAGCGACCTCGCCACCCTGGGTCAGTACCAGGCCCGGTTCACCCTGTGGCTGGTCTGTGGCGACCCGCTCAGCGAGGGCGCCGCCGACCTGTTCGACCAGCTGATCGAAGACCTGCACAGCCCCGTGTTCGGCGAGCGGTGCGCGGCCGACCCTGCCAACCCCGCTGGGCACGTCCCCGCGGTCGGCGCGGTCGGCACCCCCGGTCAGGGCGAGCTGGGCGCCATCCCCGTGTGGTGGGCCCCGGTCGAGCTGGTCTGTCCCGTCCACCTGCCACCCACCCCAACCCCCTAGGAGCACCGCTATGGCTGTGGTGAACGTCACCGCCTCCAACCCGACCAAGTTCAACCTGGTGTCGTTCGTCATCGACTACGACCAGGCGAACCCGCTGCACTTCACGTGCGCCACCCGGAAGCTGGGGCACACCGTCGCCCAGGCGTTCGAGGACGTCGAGACCCTGTGCAACCCCGGTGGTGAGGCCCCGGGCAAGGTGACGCAGTCGCTCGATGTCGAGCTGCTGTACGAGCACAGCACCACCGGCGCCTACAACCAGCTGTACCCCCTGGCTGGGACCCTGCACAGCTGGGCCCTGCTCCTCCGTGGCACCGGCGCCGTGTCGGCCTCCAACCCGGAATGGTCCGGGAAGCTGTGGATCCCCCAAGTGCCGATCATGGACGGCCAGGCGATCAACGGGTACATGAAGATCCCGCTCGTGTTCAAGCTGTCCGGCATCATGACCGTGAAGACCACCGGCTCGCCGGTCTACGCCGGCCACACCATCCCGGCCTGATCCGATGCCGGCCCGGGTCGAGGGGGTTGACCAGGTCCTGGCGGCGCTCGACGCCGCCGGGGCCGACGTCACCGATCGGCAGGTAAACAAGGCCGCCGCCGGTCTGGTCCTGGCGGCCGCCACACCGCTCGCCCCCGTCGGGCCTGGAGACGATGCCGGGAAGCTGAAAGGCTCCGGCAAGGTCACAGCCACCAACAAAGTCGGGGTCGTCCACTACGGCGGCCCGCAAATCCCGTGGGCCGGGCCCGTGATCTTCGGCGACCCACCCCCCCGGGTGCAGGGCGGTTTCGTCCGCCCCAACCCGTTCCCTTACAAGGCCGGCGACCAGCGACGAGAAGACGTGATCGACGTCTACACCCGCTCCGCCACGAAAGCATTGACCGACCGACTCACATAGGAGGGGCCCGGATGACCGACACCGGACCTGACCAGCAGATCCAGCTCGACCTCGGCAGCTTCACCTACGCCGAACGGCTCGAGCTACAACGCGAGTTCGACATCGACTTCGCCGACATCTGGGATCGAATCGCCGCCAAGTACAGCGTGGGCGACGACCGTGACCGCTCCACCGACGTGAAGATGGTCGACCGGAACGGCACACCCCGTTTCGCCGAGGAGATGCTCCGTCACGCCGTGTGGATCCAGCGGCGCCGCACGAACCCCGCCGCCCAGATCGACGACTTCGACGACGGCAACTGGGTCGACCTGGCCCGGCACCTGTGGAGGCCCGCCCCTTTAGTCCCTGGGCCCAGCACTCGGAAGCGGAAGGCGACCTGATGCTGGCCCGCCTGCTCCGCTTCTACCCGGGCCTCACCGTCGAGGCCCACGACACCATGCCGTACCGCCGGCTCCGGAACCTGATCCAGCTCATGGAGGACGCTCAGAACCCCGATGGCCCGCAAGCCTGACGTCTCCATCGTCATCAAGCCAGAGGCTGACTTTGATCAGGCGCGCCGCGACATCACAGCGGGGTTCGACTCGGCCGAGACCGTGGCCAAGGCCGCGGTGGCCGACATGGAGAAGGCCGTCGCTGGGGCCGAGCTGTCCCCCGACGTGGACCTGTCGAGCCTCGACCGGGCCGAGTCGGCCTACAAGGCGTTCGCCGATCAGCTCCGGGAGCGGGGCCTGGATGTTCAGGTCAACGACGACGATCTCCGCAAGGCGTTCGACCTGGCATCGAAGCTGGAGAACGCCACCGCCAAGCTGACGATCGACACCGACGCCGACGAGCTCAAGCAGGCCGAGAAGCTGGCTCAGTCGCTCCGGTCGTTCACGGGGCGGATCAATCTCGACGTCGAGGGCCGGCAGGATCTCCGGGAGGCCCTCGGTATCACCGAGCAGCTGGACTCCATCCGGAAGGTGAAGATCGACGTTCAGGGCCGCCAGGATCTGGAACGGGCCGAGCAGCTGGCCGCCGGCCTCGAGGAGCCCCGCCAGATCAAGCTCAACCCACCGTCAGCGGCCGACCTGTCGCAGATCGAAGGCGCGGTCGGTGAAGGCGGCGGCGGGGCGGCCGAGCTGTTCGGCGAGAAGTTCGGCGAGTTCGACTTCACGAACCTGGGCGGCACAGCCGCCGAGGGGATCACCGGCGGCCTCGCCACCGCCGGGCCGTGGGCCGCGGCAGCCGGAACGGTGGCCGCCCTGTTCGGCGACAACTTCGCCGAAGGCTTCAACGACGGGTGGAACCGGAAGAAGGACGACACGATCCGGGCTCTGTCGTCCGGCCTCGACCCCCAGGGCCTCCGCAAGGTCGGCGCAGCGGCCGGCGCCGCGTTCGCCGATGGCCTGGGTGAGAGCCTGTCGGACCTCAAGGACACGGCCGCCACCCTGCAATCGGAGCTGGGCGGGATCGATGGCTCCCTGGATCTCACCGTAGCCACCAAGGAAGCCAAGGCCCTTGAGCAGGTCTTCGGGATCGAGCTGCCCGAATCGGTGAAGCTGGTCCGCCGCCTGGTCGCCAACGGCCTGGTGCCCGACACCGTCTCCGGCTTCAACCTCATAGCCCAGGGCGCATCCGACGCCGGGGTAGAGGCCGCCGACTTCCTGGATGTCGCCTCCGAGTTCGCCCCCGTGTTCGCCAAGCTCGGCGTGGACGGGGCCCAGGCGTTCTCCATCATGGCCGCCGAGGTCAAGCAGGGCCTAATCCCGACCATCGACCGGGCCGCCGAGCAGTTCCAGGAGTTCCGCATCCGCCTCGAGGCCGGCGACTCCCGCAAGGCCATCGAAGGGATCGGGGTCGACTTCGACAAGCTCCAGCAGAAGCTCGCCGCCGGCAAGGGCGACCAGGCCCTGGCCCAGCTGTCGAAGGCCCTGCTCAACGTCGGCAACGAGGCCGAGCGCAACGCCGCGTTCGTCCAGATCTTCGGCGCCTCCGTCGAGGATGTGTCCGACCCGAAGAAGGTTCTTGAGCTGCTCGCCACCGCCGACGCTGTCGGCACCATCGGCACCAAGGCCCAGGACGCCGCCAAGCAGCTCGAGGAGACCCAGACCAGTTTCGACAAGCTGCAGCGGGTGGCCACCCAGACCGGCAGCGAAACGGCCCGCGTGTTCGACGCCTTCCTGGGTGGCGGGCCCGCCACCGGTGCCGGCTCCGCCATCGTCCGTTTCGGCCAAGACATCGGCCTGTTGCACGACAGGTCGAAGGACGCCGCCGACGCGGTTGATGACCTGACCAGCTCGACCGCCACCGTGAACGATGCCCTTGACGCTGGCACCGGGGCGTTCGACAAGAGCGCCAAGGGCGCCGGAAAGCTGGCCGACGGGGCCACCGACGCGGCCAAGGGGCTCGACAAGGTGGCGACCTCGGCTGACGAGCTACGCCAGCAGCTCGAGGGCGTGTTCAACTTCAACGCCGACAAGACCCTCCGGGAGGTGGCCAGCCAGGGTGAGGCCCTCGCCACCGCCTTCGAGGATGGAGCCAAGAAGGCCGTCGGCCTGAAGGGCGCGATCGACATCACCCGCAAGGGTGGCGCGGACCTCCAGTCGACCATGGAAGATCTGAGCCAGACCCTGGTCGACGCAGCCGTGGGCTACAAGGACGGGGCGATCACGGCCCAGCAGTACGCCACGATCCAGCGGTCCGTGAACGGCGAGTTCAATGAAGCCACCAAGGCGGCCGGGCTGACCGCTGGCCAGGTCGACGGCCTCCGCCAGAAGTACCTGGCGATCCCGCAGAGCATCCAGACCGAGATCGGGGTCAACGTGGCCACCGCGACGAGA